AAACACACCAACGAACGTAGCGGAAGGAGAAGAATTCATTTGTTTCACTGGTCGTGAATCATTCAACTTTTTATTAAAGAATTTAGTTGACTTGAATCTTTACCATTTCGCACCGGGAGAATTCGCAACAATGAACGAACTACTTTTACCAGGTTCAAACATGCGAGTTGTTAAGGTGAACGGATTAAACGGAACGGACAACATTTACACTGGTCGTTCTTCACATTTCATCTTCGGAACTGATTTATCAAGTGATTTCGAATCTTACGATTTATGGTATTCATTCGATGACGACTTGATCTATCTTCGTTCTAAATTTAGAGCGGGCGTTCAAGTTCCTTTCTTGAATCAAATCGGAGTTTGGAACGGTACATCTTCACCAAGCTAATTAAATAAATTAAATAATCACGACGGCCGGGCAACCGGCCTTCATTAAACTTAAAAAAATATGTCTTGTGAAATGACATCCGGCTACAATGACCGGACATGTACAAACGGAAAAGGTGGCATTAAAAGCGTTTTATTGTTTCCATTGGGAAATGTTGCGACTTCGAATATCACGTTAAACGAGGTGACAACATTGACGGTGACTGGCGAAACATTTCTTTATAAATTGAAATCAAACCTTTCTTCGTACACCGCACCAATAAAAGTTAATAAAGACAACGGTACTTTATTTTATGAGCAATCTTTGTCTATGATCCTTGCATCCGACAACAAAGAATTAAGAAGTGAAATTCACTTGCTTGCACAAAACGAAGTTGTTTGTTTGGTTGAAAATGCTGATGGTTCAATTGTTGCACTTGGATTCGGTGAAGGTCTTCAAATCGCTGATGCGAATGAATACACTTCAGGCGTTTTAAAAGGTGACCGAAAAGGACACGTTCTTGTTCTTAATGGAATGGAGAACGAAGAAGTTCCAGACGTTGATCCGAACGTTTACGCAACATTGTTGACACAACAATCGCCGTCAATCTAATACTTTACTAATTAAATTTAAACGAAGGGAAAGGAAAAATTATTTCTTTCCCTTTTTTTGTGTAATTTTAACGTTATGAAAATAAAAAAGGAATATATCGGAACAAAATGTTGGTCAAAATTATTGTCAAAATGGTTGATAATTGACGAAACAAAAGGCGATTTTTATATGAAAGTCGGCATTTTTTACATTTACGAAACAACCGCACCAAAATTAATTAAGTATGTTGATAATACAAAGAAACGGAACAACGCCATTGATAGTGACGGTGACGGAATTGACAACGATTCCGAATCCAAGTTACTTATTTGAGTTCGTCCACGAACAAAGCTTCAAGGAATATAGATGCGTTTTGAATAACATTTCAACCGCGACACCGCGCTTTGATGAATTTGTTTTAATTGATGGCGTTGATGTGACTTTTGATTACAACGGATATTATATTTACAACATTTACGAACAACAATCGCCGGGAAATCTTGATCCGGACTTGGCCGTGTCACTGGTTGAAACCGGACGCGCCGAAGTCATCGAAATAGATTCGCCGTCACATGAATACGATTCACCGATTTATTTCAACATATATGAATAACGACAAAATTAAAATGACTTCGCTTTCCTTTCGGAAAGAATTCGTAAAACCGGACGAAGAAAAAGACCGTTCACTTGGATTCGTGAAATGGGGAAAGAAAAACGATTATCCGTATTTTTTAATTGACCTTTTCAACGGATCGGCTTGGCATCAAGGAATTGTCAAGACGAAAACCTTTTACATCGCTGGAAATGGACTTGAAGTTGTGAACGGTGACATGCAAGCTTTCATTGAAAACCAATATTCGCCTTTCGACATGAACGAAATCGCGGAACAATTAGCATTTGACTTCGAATTATTTGGCGGTTTTGCCGTCAAAGGAACTTGGAATCGCGAAGGAACAAGGGTTGCGAAATGGGAATACTTGGATGTTGACGCGATTCGAATGAGCGAAGACGAAAGAATGTATTTTTTATCGGACGATTGGGCGGCATTGAATCAATCGGCTGAAAAAACTAATCTTCGAATGTTTCCGGCATTGGACGAAAACAATCCAGTCGGTTCATTCATAATGTACTACAAAGAACCGTCAAAGAAATCAAGGAAAGAAAAAGGAATTTATCCAAAACCAACATACAACGGCGGTTTAACGGCCATTCAAACGGATTGCGACATTGCTAAATTTCACATGTACGAACTGCAAAACGGATTCAAGTCCGGAACGCTTATCAACATGCCGTCCGGTTTTCCGGAATCAACCGAAGAACTTCACCGAATTACCGAATCAATCAAGGGACGAACGCAATCCGTCGAAGATGCCGGCGAAATCATTATAACTTTTTCGGACGGAAAAGATTTAGCACCAACCGTTCAACAATTAAACGGAAACGACCTGGATCGACGATACGAAGTGACCGCGCGTTCGGTTCAACAAAACATTTTGGTTGCGCATTCCGTAACTGCGCCGACATTGTTCGGAGTTATGCAAGAAGGATCGTTCAACGCTGCGGAATCCGGTGACTTGTTTCAAATTTTCAAAACAACTTACGTTTCGTCGCGTCAAAAACGAATTGAATGGATGTTGAACTACATGGCGAAACTTGGTGGCTATATTGGAACGGTTAAACTTGTTGATGTATTGCCGTTAAGTTTGACACCAACAACCGAAGTGATTGCACCGGTTCAACCAGTTGCAGCTTGCAAGCATGAATTCACAAATGATGAAATTTCAGTATTCGAAAAATTTGGCGAAAATAAAGATAATTACATTGTTTTGTCATCGCATCCAATCGCATGGGACACATCAAGCGAAGAAGTTTTTGCGCGACAAGATATGATGTTTGAAACTATTGGCGAAATCAAAATTCAAATTAGAGATTTTGACAAAAACGTTTTGAAATTATTAAAAAATGGCGAAGATTCAACGTCGATTGCAAAAGCATTAAACACAAATGTTGAAGCGGTTGCGAAGTCAATCAATCAATTGACAACCTGGGAACTTTACCAAAAAGGAAATACGACCAATCTTGGTGATTCTTTATTGAAAGATTTGAAAATTGAAATTACTGATTTCGAGGTTCGTTACACTTACCAAACAAGAACGGATGTTCCGCCGGTTCAAACGGAATCGCGCGAATTTTGTACGAAATTACTTTCGTTGAATCGAAGTTACACAAGACAAGACATTGATTCAATATCAACGCAAGTTAGTCGAAACGTTTGGAATTATAAAGGCGGTTGGTACACGAATCCGGACACCCAAAAGACAACGCCTTGGTGTCGTCATGAATGGGTTCAACAATTAGTCATCAAACAAAAATAAAATTATGAATTATTTACTTTCCGTTGACAATCTTAAAAAACTTGGATTGATTCATTCCAACACCGACACGAAGATTCTTGCGGTGGCTATTAAACGAAGTCAAGACATTCAATTACAACCGGCATTGTCGACACCTTTGTTCAAGGCCTTACTTTTGCGCGTTCAAAATAATACTTGGACGCAAGATTATCTTGATTTGATGAATGATTTCGTCGTTCCTTGTTTGGTTGCGTTCGTGGACTATCGATGCGCGTTACTATTAAATGAAAAATTAACAAACAAATCGGTCGGTCGAGTTCAAGATGAAAACATACAACCGAACACCGATAGCGAAACAAGCGCTTTGCGCGACCAATTAAGAAAAGACGCGTATTTCTACAAAGAAAGATTAATCGTTCATCTTATCGCCGATAATGGCACGAAATACCCGGAATATATTGAAACGAATTCAAGTCCTGGACATTGCGCCGAAGACATGCGAAAGGATCGTTCAGGTTATACACCAATTAATTTTATAATATGAAATTCAAAGCGTCTAAAAAACAAATTGAACAACTAAAAAAATTTTTGAAACATGGAAAGAACGCTGAACCAACTAAAAAAGGAATTCGAAATCATTGCGACGCAGCACCGGCAAATAAATGATTTCTTTTTCGGCGATTTCCTTGATGCCGTTTCACGCGACGCGGTAAATTATCCGATCATGATTGTCACTTTGCAACCAGGATCAATCGGCGACAATTTTGTCAATGTCAATTGTATTATTTCAATTGCGGACAAATACAACATTCAAGAATATCGCCAGATTGACGAAATACATTCGGATTGTTTATCAATTTGCAAGGACATTCACGTCACGTTCAAACAATGGCGATTCGAAGATTTCCTTGATGTCGAAGGAACAATCGCAACGACGCCATTTATCAACCGATCGCACGACGTTCCGGCCGGTTGGACGATGAACATGTCAGTCAACATTTACGACGAAGAAAATTGGTGTCAAATTCCTTACGACAATTACGATTTTGAGAACAATTAAACATAATATACTATGAACAAGCATTTAAGAT